GTCGGATCAAGACCCCCAGCCACGTAAGCGGCAAAAGTACCACCGGGCATCTGTATCGCCTTGAACGAAACGTCAGTTCTCCAAGCACTCGGCGTAACACCCAAGCCAAGGTTGCCGGAGGTATCCAACCTCATGCGCTCAGAGCCATTGGTTTCAAAAGTTAAGACCGTTGACGCGCCTTTGGCCGCAACATTGAATACGCCACTGTACGCTTGAAGCCTTGCGGTCTCAGTTCCGTTTACCAAGACATTATAAATTCCACCATTAGTAGCGTTGTTTACAGATACCGTGGTGTATCCACTAAAAGAGCTTGGCGAACTCGTCCCAATCCCTACGTTGCCAGAAGCATCAATTCGAACTCGTTCACTGGAATTCGTCGCAAAGCCAAGGATATTCGTCCCCGGCAAATACATCCCATTTGCAGGAGCCGTCGAGCCTGTGACTGTGACCCGAGTAAATGCGCCCGTGTTCGGAGTTGTACCACCAATCGCAGGGGGGCTAGAAAGATCTAAAGATCCCCCAAGAGTCAGGCTTCCAGAAGATGTGACCGTGCCGGAAAGAGAAATACCACTAACCGTGCCTGTACCAGAAACTGAAGTAACCGTACCACCCGTGCCCGTAGCACTTAGTGTGCCCCCGGAAAAAGAAACGCCCGACCCAATCGTTACATTACTAAACCCGCCAGCCCCGTTACCGTAGAGGATAGAAGAACCCGAAGTCGCCGGAGCATAGTCCGTCCCAGCAGAAGCCGCAGAAATAGCCGTACCGTTGCCTTTAAGAACACCCGTAACCGTAGTGGACAGCGTCAGAGCCGGAGTTGCTCCCCCCGAAGACGTACCCGCAAGGCCATTGGCCGTAGCGACAGAAACTGCTGTAACCGTACCCGTAGGCGCCGTAATCCACGAAGGTGTAGCGCCATCCGTAGACAAAATTTTACCCGTATTTCCCGTCTGATCAGGGAGTAGGTACGTATAAGGCGCGGTACAGAAGATCCGCTTGGCACCAGCAGCAAATGGAACCAACGCATTCGCGTTGGAAGACTGGAAGACCGTGCGCGTGAGCGTACCCGTACCTACGGTACCGTAGCCGATCTCCCAGTCGCCCGAACCGTTGTCACAAACGTACCAAACGATATCCCCGTTGGAAAAGCCGGAGTTGAAGGTAATATAGCCTGTAACCGCACCGTTGAGCGCAAATGACCCAGTGCCTGTGGTGGTCGTAGTCTCTTGGACCCTGTCCTGTAACTTGGGCATCTGCGGCTCCTAAAGTCAGCTAAGAATGATAACGGCGGTGGACGAGGTGTTTGCAGGGAATGTGACTGTGAAATTTCCATTGGTAGAGCTATAGGTCGCACCGAAGCTCAGGACCACTACCGCCGCGTTGTTCCTAGACGAATTATAGATCAAAGCCCCTGCGGCTGAAATGGTCGCAGAAGTCCAAGTGTAGTTGTCCCAACTCAGATAAGCCGTGGCTCCTGAAAGGGACGTACCCAAATTGGTCAACGTCGCACCGCCCGCGGTATATCCGGGGCCGGAAGACTCATTAGAAGACGAATAGACCGTGGTGCTGGAGTCCAGAGTCGCTGAGCTCGTATAGAGCGCAATCTTGAACGTATCACCTGAAGTGATCGTCGTCGAAGCAACGGTCTGCGAAGCAGAGACCGTATAGGTACCCGCACCGCCCGTACCAGAGCCCAGAGCCGTGATGTAAGTGCCTGCGGTGACGCCCGTGCCGGAGATGAAAGAACCTACAGCGAGGACACCGTTAGTGACCGCTGAAACCGTCAGTGTCGTACCTGAGATAGCTCCCGTAACCACAGCACCGAAATCGTGAACGTGGTTAAGAAGCTGCTGCTTGAACGAGCCGGGCAAGGATTGGGTGATCGGCATGATTAGACCTCTTCTGAAATTTCGATGTCAGGCTCAACGCTGTCCGCTACCACTGACACACTGTTAAGGGTAAATTCGATTGGGTTTTCTTGCCCTTTCTCTTCTGGTTCCATTGTATACCACCTAAACGTAAATCCTTTAACGGCTTGTTGACGCCCATGCAAGTGTTTATGCAATGCCGAGGGACTAAATCCAAAATGCCTAGCGGCTGCTGACCCGCTATCAAACACTTCACCTGTCTGTAAACACACAACGCGCTTAGCATTATGCACGGGTTCATTGCGTTCTTTTCTACGCTCCCACGCCTTGCATAGTTTCTTTTTGTGCTCTTCCGTGTGAGGCCGACCTTTGCGCGCCGCGGAGACTTTTTCGTATTTAGCTCGGACCCATTCGGGGTCATTGAACTTATCCTGTAAGACCTGCCGCATATTTTTCATATGCTTTTTATCTACAGGCCGCGCTTTAGCTGCTACGCTCATTTTTGTGCGAACTTCTATGGGAAGCAATTTTCCATACGCTGGGTTATCTGGTCCAGCTATACCGCCACCCCCACCGGGACACATGTTGTATCCTGTCGCTATGGTGTCACAGACCTCCACCGCGAGGTTTTCTAGCTCTCTTGCATCTTCTCTAGTGTCGCACCAATACAAAATTTCAAACGTAAATGCCTCCACGCCATATTTTCTAAAAGCGTTGTACAGTCTCGTATGCGTTTTACGTGTCTGATTTCTGTGCTCCCACCAGCGTTTATCAGGATTAGCCGATATGCCTATGTACAACTTTCCGTTGACACTGTTGGTTATTTTATAGACCGCGGTGGCTGTACCCATCATTTAACCTGATATCTAGCCTGTGGAGCCCTATAGCCATCCGTTTTGTCGCGAGCATCGCCAAGGTTCTTCATCAGCGCAAGACCTTCGTCAAAGGTCTGCTTATATAACTGAATCAAATCAGGCTCACCCTTCATATAACCGTAAGCAAAATAAAGCGACCCATACAACAGCACGTTCGGGAAGTTCGTGCCCACCCAGCTTGTACCCGCCACAGTGATCGACGGAGGATAGGCAAAATAATGCAGCTCTACGCCATAACAGGCGTCGGGCGTAGGCCCAAGAATAAAGGACGTATCAGAGAACAGCGCATAGTACTGCGGAGCGGCTGTCGGAGAACCCGGAAAAGGAAACATCTCGCGGATGTAGTTCACATCCTTGTTCAGCAGATAGGCGTAAGGCCCGATCAGCGTGTAGGTCCCGTCCTGATTCGTCGTGATAGGCGATACCGCCATCGAAAAAGCCGACAGAAAGTCACTAGGAATGTTGAGATACGGGAAGTCCTGAGTCGTTTCACCCGTCACATTCTTACGGAACGCAGGCAACTGCACTGAGTTGTTGATCACAGTCTCAGCGTCAATTACAAAATTCGGAATGTTAGCGACAAACGTACTTTCGGTGTTTTCCGTGTACTGCTGAATCGCTGCCGACAACGTCGCGTAAGTCCAAGCCATATTTTAACCTAGCTTCTTAGAACATTTGTCGCCCTTGGTCTGCGCACCCGTACCACGGACCTTGACAGTTTGCGTCGATGCGATATTGTTTGGGTACCCAGAGGAATTAGGAATAAGCCCTTGCTTGTAGTACGCCGAAGCAGGTTTGTTTTCGATCTTAGCCATTAACGCCCCCGACCAGACTTCTGGTTCATAACCTTAGCCATACCGCGACCGTACTTTTTCATGTCGAGGCTGGTCTTACCGCCTTTCTTCAGACCTTTCAGATCAGTCTTCTTACCGCCGTGAAGCTGCTTGTCGTGCATACCTACCGCCTTCTTCACCATCTTCTTGTCTGCTTTAATGTCTTCGTGTTTCATACGTGCCTCACAAAATGGCCGGGGGGACTACCGGCGGAACAATCACCACGCCGGGGGCTACGGAAGTGAACTCCGTGATGAACACGTTGTTCAGATAAAAATTGGCGACCTGCGTTGCTACAGGATTGTACGCGAAATCACTACAGCTTTCATTTCTGTTCGTGTCAGGACGAGGCTCACGTAAAGCCTGCGGGTCATTTGAAACCTTCTGCGAACCAATGATACCGACCCAGTTCTGAGGATGGTCAGGGTCCCAGCATTCAGGGCAGACCTTCTCATTGATCAGCTTACCCATGATGTAAAACTTCTTGAGCTTCTTGAGATCGTATCTCTGCGCGCAGCGGTCACAGAAGCCGAAGGCTCGCTTATAGCTAGCGAACCGTGTAGCCATTACCACCCTCCCCCAAGGTATCCAGCCATAGGCACTATGCGCAACGGAGCCTTTTCACGATCCTCATCTTTCGCCAACTGTAGCGCTTCATCATAAGACGCTTTCAGCATCTGAAGCCTAAACTGATCAATCTCAGGCTGCTTTCTCGCCAAATGATAGGAAAGTCCTGCGGTAAACGCTTCATAGAAACGGAAAGGTATATCCTGCGTAGTCACGCCAGACTGTCCTGCATCCTGCACTCGGCGCAAGTACCAATAATGGAAGCTATATCCGGACTGGTTAGGAACCTGCCACAAGTAAATTTTCGGGGTAGGCGTCTGACGATTGACCCATACCTGTACGGGGCGTCCTTGTGCTAGCTTGTTAGGAATCGCATCATAAGTCGGCAGGGCTATACGTGGGATAACCAAATCGGTCTGATTGTATTGGCTACCCGGATTCTGTCGAATCACTTGATCAACAAGGTCTACGCAATCCGCGGGAAGATCGTAAATGTACTGTCCTTGGATAAGCGGAATGTCCGCTTCTTCATACGTCCAAAGGTTTAACCCTTGGTTAGCCAGTTCACTGATTAGGTAATTAAGGCTCCGCCGCGCTGTACGCGCCTGATAACCCGTGCGAACTTCAATGCCGCAGCGTTCATACGCCTCTTCGATAGTTTCGGAGAGATCGGGGTTAAACAGGGTGGTGCCGGAGGTGCTCATTACGCCTGTCCGTCATTCTTGATCAGCAAGATATTAAAGTACGAACTAACTGCATTGTTTGATGCGGCCCCTATTGCCACGGCTCCAACACAATTTTTTTCTGGGAGTACATAGGGGAGCTCAAAGATAAAATCCGCCGCGCTGTTGTTTACCGTTGTTACAGCACCGACGCGAAGAATGCCATCAGGCCCGTGCTGCTTTAAAAACCCAGTAACCGCGGTAGACCCAGACGCTTGTCCTGCAGAAAACAACCCCTGCATCATATAGCCTGTGTACCCTGCTGGGACGCAGTAGTGGCCCGTAGTGCGGTTGTTGTACCCCGCAGCAATCATGTCATACAGAACTGCCGGAACGCCCAAGGTGACAGTTCCTGTGCCCGCATTGATATTACCCGCATTAGCGCCACCAGAACCCACAGAAGTTACATAGAACTGATTGACATAGAGGTAGCTGTTGGTCGTGTTTACCGCAGTCTGTCCAGCTAGAGTGACCGTTTCGCTGATCTGGTTGTAGTCGCCATCAAGGCCGACAATCGTTACCGTCCTTGCTCCCGTACCTGCAGAGGTATCGTTTGCATCTGATGAACTAATTTTGAGTACCGACGCCGCCGTTGGGTGTGGAACCGTCCCGCCATCAGGCCAAACAGATTCTTCAGCGGTATCTACGTCTGGGTTGTACCCAAAAATAATAATTGAGGAGTGCATCGTGATCTGACCACGCGCAACCTGAAGCTCGAAGGGTTCAAATTTACCTGTTCGAGTGATGGAGGAGACAACGCTTCCAGTCATAATTTATTCCTCAGCAATTCCAAGCCCGTAGGCTTTTGTTAATACGACTATTCGGGTCATTCGCAGTCTTGCTGCTCGTGAGTTTCTTTTTCATCCCAGACATCCGTGCGCAGAATGAGGCTCTCCTCCCTGCGTCTGCCTTGGTCTTAGGCTTCGGGGCCGGAGGCTTCAGGTTCATGCCTTGCTTCTTGGCAGAAGCGCGACCCTTGGCATTCAAACCGCCCTTGGGATTTTTGCCTTCAGAACGCTGCCATGCGGGTGACTTAGCCATTACTTCTTCCTCGCTGCACGCATGTTATCGACGAGATTCGGGTATGGGCGTCCTGCCTTCTTGGCCGCTGCCTTGGCTGCGGTCTTCTTCGCTGAACTCAACTTCTTAGGCTTTGCGAGACCTTTCGGTCGGGGTTTGTCCCATACTTCTTTCATCGCAGGGGCCTCTGAACTACTTGTGAAGTGGGGTTGCCCTGAATCTGGAGCCCTTGCGGCTGTTGAAACTGCGCAAGCCCGAGAGGCTTGTTACCCTGCTGCAGAGGACTCTGCATCGGAGCCGGTTGACCGCCAACCCCAGCGTCGCTGCCGCTACCATCAAACCCCGTGTTAACCGGAGCGTAACCCGCTCCGCTATCAGGACCACCAGTGGTAGGCGCCATAGGCGGTGTCATCCCTAAAGGAGACTGAGGTTGATTCGGCTGTCCTTGCTGCGGATACTGCATGAAGTTTTGATTGGGGGAAGCGTAGTTACCGGGATTCATTGGTTGACCCTGATATTGTTGCAGAAGCTGCTGTAACTGCCCAGCCTGCGAACCTCCTGCGCCTTGGCTACCCCCAGCCATATCAGCAGATCTTCCCTTTGGTCTTGCCCTTCATGGCAACACCGTCGATTGAACCGCCCTTAGCGTAGCCCTTACAAGAGCCACCCTTCTTCATGCCCGGACGAAGTCCAGCCGCCTTATCCATAGGAGCCATAGCGGCGCCAACAGACATTGAGTCAAGGGGCTTCTTAACAGAAACCTTGGTCTTCTTCATAGAAACATTCTTAGCTTTCATTTTGCTACCTCTAGCCTTTTCTTGGATGGGGGATACTCCCCGCGATGCCATTGTCATTTGTCTACCTTACCGTCGAGCTTATCCATGATGCGATTGAACATGTTTTCAATCTTGGACATTTCAGCCCGGTAGTCGTCCTTGCGGACGTACTGCTCATGGATCACTTTATTGGTGTCTTTCAAGTCGTCTTTGAGTTCGCGAATTGCATCCCAGACAATCTTGAAAAGCCAACCAAACAGCGCCCCTACGAGAGCGATTACACCGTCAACGATGTATTGCAAATCCATTGCAGTCCTCCGATTAAGCGGAGACTGGAGCGGTTGCGCCATTTGAAGCGTGCTGGACATAGACCACAGTGATGAACCCTGCACCAGCAACAGCCGTGGTGCCTGCCATCGTGACCTTAATCTGCTCATCAACAGTGCCGACGTTGTTCATCGCAGTAAGCTGCGCTGCGGTCAAAGTGATGGACTGGCGTCCTGCGGCAGGCGTCGTAATTGCAGTAACGAAAGCATCAGCAGTCGTGCTGTCACCTACAGCCAGCGTAGCGCCAGTAGTAAACGTAGTGGTTACGTCAATGTTGAAATTGAGAATCTGCGCGCCAGCCGGAAGAACAAAAGGATAAGAAGTCGCGAGACCCAGAGCTGCGGTCTGAGAAAGAACTGCGCAGCCCATGTTTGAAATAGTACCAACCGTGGTTCCGGTGGTGTCTTTAACCGTACCCGAACGAAGCGGGCCTGAGAGTGAGGACCAACCCATAGTATTCACCTATGCACTTGCGCCTGTCGTCGTGTGCGAGTCTGCTAGGGCAGTCGATCAGGCAATTAGAAAATCCCTAGATTTAGGTTCCTTATAGGCTGTTTAACTGGGGGTGTCAACTCGTTTGTTGGACTTCTTCAGATTCTCTTCTTTCAGCAAAATTTGCAGGTTCCACGGCACATTAAGCCCGCATACGTCTTCCCCTTGGATTGGCTCTATATGATCTACTTCGAAGCGTCGGCCCGTTTCTTTTATGAGCCGTTGCGCCTCTGTGTAGAACTGGCGGATTTCAGCTTTCTGTTCTTTGGTGAGCCATTTTGGCGTAGCTTGTTTGTAACGCCTACGTCTAGCGTTCGTTAACGCGCGTTTCTTTTCTGGATATTTCTCTTCCCAAGTCTTTGTGTACTTGCGTTTAGCTTCAGAGGGACGGGCCATGGCTTTAGCGATGACCACCTCTTTGTTGTCTTCGTAATATTTGCGTTTATTCGCCGTGCCTTTCTCGGAGCGATTGTACTCAGCAAAGTACTCTTTGCGATCAGCGTAGCTGGCTTGATGCTCCAACCTGCGGCATTCCACGCAGGCTCCTTTGGTTTCCCGTAGGGCAATATGCCCATGCTTGCATGGCTTTCCAGTGAAGTAATGTTTAGCGCCTACAGCTTTTGCTTCCGCGCGAGTCTTAGGAATGTTGCTCATATAATTACCCGTTTCAAAATAACGAGTTCAGTATACAACCAAAATTACCCGTGTCAAGACAAAAGAAAAGGGGCCTTTCGGCCCCTCGTCTCGGCTAGGAAACTCCCAACCCTTAAGTGCCCTGCGAACCAAACATGCCGAGCGGGTCCGAAAAGCCAAACGCGTATCGTTCGCGAGCCTTATAACGAGCGTTACCCGTGTCAAAATCGGCGTCCATCGAAGTAGACAGCGGGGTACGGACGAAATGCTTGAGGCCGTTCGGTACATCAGTGCTGAGGAACCAAGCATTGGTGTCAGTCAGCCAGTGGTTAACAGTGTAACCGCCGGGGATAGAACCATTGTTCTTCAGAGCATTGATGTCGTTGTCGGTGGTGCCAACGCGGAGCTCAGTTTCGAGGATGCGGGTCGCCACGAACTGCAGGGCAGACGGGATGATCAGCTTCTTCGGCTTAGCTGCGATGAGCAGGCCACGTTCGTCGGTCCACAGAGAGATCTGGATAACCGCATTTTCAAGTGAGGTTTCGTTCAGATCCGCCGGGGTAGACGGAATGTTGGAGATGGTTCCACCGTAGGTCAGCGGGTGAGATGCAGAGAACAAAGGCTGACCGTCGCCACCGGGGTAGCTAGAGTTGAAACCGTTGTTCAGGACATTTGCGCCCTTGACTTCCTTGGTGTACGCCATAGCACGAGCCAGCGCCTTGGTATAACGAGCAGACAGTGAGTCATACAGGTTATCTTCGATTGCTTCCTCAGTGAGGGAGAAACCGAGAGCGATGGTTTCATGGGTATAGCGGGTAGACCATGCTTCCTGAGCAGCGTCATACGCGATGGCGCTACCTTCGTTCTTGACAGGAGCTGCACCGAAACCGGAGAGCTTCTGTTCTTCTTCAAAGGAACGCTCAGAGCTTTCGATTTCGAAGAGCTCCTTGTATTCCTCACCATACCGCTCATATTCCAGACCGAACAGGGCGTTCAGGCCGGGGAGCAGCTCTTTAAGTAATTGCGCGCGTGAAATAGCAGCCATGTGACTTTACTCCTTATACACCAACAGGGTTACGGTAGGCATGGCCACCAGTAACGGTTACAGCAGAGACGGTGTACGGAGAAGTCGTAGCCTGAGTTACAGCCATTGAAGGCGGCGTGTAAGCAACAACGATTTCTTGGAAAGTACCGTCAGTCAGTGCGGTCAGCGTCACCACATCAACAACGCGGAACGGCAGGGTAGCCGTCGTCGCCTTAGAAGCGAGGTTAGCAGAGATAACACTGTTGCCAGTTGCGGTGTTAACCAGAGCGGTGCCGCTAGTGCCGCCCGCCTGATAATAGCCAAGGTTTGCGCCAACGTCAGCGGCGGTAGCGCCACTAGCGGTGTAAGCAACACCAGAGCCATTGGTTACGAGAACCTTGAACAGAGCGTTCGGATCGTCACAGATAACTGCATACGCATCAGAAGCAGTGGTGCTCGCGGTCCAAGACTGTGACCACAGCGGATAACGCAGACCAGAAGCCTGAGTAAAGCTGCAGCCGAGGAAGATACCGATAACCGGGGTGGCGAAAGCCGCCTTTGCGCCAGTTGAAGTATCGAGACGGGCGATGGTGCCATCAGCCTGAAGGATCACGAGATCCCCATAACCAATGTTCTGTGCGTAGCCAGATGCAATCGGAAGTTTCCGAGTAGCACCAGCGAACACACGACCACCCTCCAAATTATACGGTGCGAAACCGTAGGGGCCGAGGCCAGCAGGATATGCCATATAAACTCCTAAAAGTTAACGACGGCCCCTAATTTCTTAGGAACCGCTACCAAAAGACACTTTGGACTTCCCTTCACGGAAAAGGGGCATCCGGGGATCATTATCACGCATAAAGTTGTTATCAACTGACTGCGTCTGTTTCTGGGTCATATCCGCGTAGTACGCATCTCGCTGATTCAACAGTTCTCTTGGCGCCTTGCAAAGGACCAGACCACCGATCTCAATAAGATCAGAAGTCGGAGCCAATCCAAATGCGGCAAAATCCGAGCTGATTTCAGGATGATCCGACGCCTTACATGGAACCCAACCCTCGCGCCTAGCTCGCGCCATATTTGCGGGATCGGGCGTACCCATCATAGCTACGCGAATCCAACGGAAACCATAACCATCAATCGGTTCTGGAACAGGGAGATCGTGAGCGGGCTTCCAAGAAGCCTGACGGACTTCCGTCTCACGGGTTTCCTCAGTACGACGAGTTCTATCGATCTGTACATTAGCCATTTGCCTGCTCCTGTAATTTTGCAACGTGCTTGGCATATTGTTCCAAGGACACGCCGAGTTTCTTTGCGAGCGCTACTTGAGTAGCGGTAAGCGTCATTTTTTTCCCTGCAGTTGTACGCCCTGCTGGGGCCACGGGTGACGAAGCCTTTGGCTTTTCTTTAGGCTTTCCAAAGTAGTCTGGGAAGACATCGCGCATCCGCTTGTCGATGGTTGCGTAATACTCATCGGAAGTAGGATCGATTCCAGTTTTAACTAACTTTGAGTGCAGGCCATAAGCGAGTGAGGTCATTTCCTCATCAGCACCGAACCACGGGTTTTTAGCGGCCCAATCCTCCGCCTTCTCGTCGCGCTGGGGTGCCTGTGGGCGCTGTGGCTCTACAGTTGGTTGATTATATACAGGCTGTCGTTCAGTCTGTAAAGCGTTTTGCTGAGGTAATGCGAAATTAGCATTTTCAAGGCGCGCCCGCTCTAACGCAACCTCATCTCTTATCTTTTGCGCTTCGAGCAACCCTTCGGTATCACCTGCCTCGTATGCTTTTCTGAATTTATCATCAGCCAGCTTTTGTGCGTACTCGATCTTGTACTGCACCTGTTTGATATAGTCTTGGCTCCCTTCCTGATACGCCTTCTGTAGGCGCTCGTTCTCGGCCAGAATAGCCTGTGCAAGTTGAATGGCTTCTTGGTTCTGCCGTTCAATTGCTTCGCGTGCTCTACGCTCGTCGTGATACCGATGCGTAAGCTGGTTCATCCGTTTCTGAACAGACTCGGAGTACTTATCAAGCTCCTCTTCCTGTCCTTCATCTTCCTGCTTTTCCGCTTTTAGCGGAGCTCGGTCTCTGTCCGGCTCAGGAGTATCGTCTACAACCTCAATCTCAATATCGTCTTTCGGTTTATCTTTATTAGACCCAACTACAAAGACTTCTTCGTCGTTGGCGAACTCATCATCTTTATAATTTACTTCTGCCATAAATCACCTGTTAGTAAGCGCGGCCAATGCCACGAGGATCTTCGACAGTGCCTTCAATCATGTCGTCGTTGACGATGATGAATTCCTTACCATCTACGGAAAAACGCGAACCTGAGTACGCGCGAAGGAGAACGAAGTCACCTTCTTTGCACCAAGGGCCTGTAGGGAATTTGGTTTCGTCTGTGTAGCACATGGAACCTTGCCTAAGAACAAGACCTACAACGGCTCCTTGCTCTTCCTTCTTTCGAGTCTCGTTGGCATAAACAATGCCGCCTTCTGACTTTTCCTCAATTTCAGGTTTGATGATCAACATCTTGTACCCTGCGGGTACTGGCAAACGATCTGCAAGATTCGCAGCGGTTTCTTGGGTTTTTTCAGCATCAATCGCTGTAGCGGACATAAATACTCCATAAGCAGGGCATATTTTCGCAGTATGCGAACCCTCGACGCCCAGTAGCCGAGGGTTTTTAAGGGCTTTTTTACAGTTCTTCGTGACGTTTCTGCGCGGTTTTAACCGCTTCCAGCGCGCCTTTTAGACCTGCGACTACGCCGGTCATGTACTTGAACTCTTCCCAAGACCCAACAGACCCTTTAACAAGGGCGTCTTCACGCAATGTGAGTGCTGCAGTTAAGTCTTTTTCTAAGATATCAAGCTCAGTCATGTGTTACTCCTTGGGTTGTGCGGCTTGAAAAGCCGAAAATTCGCGATCTTTATCCTTCTCCGAGCTACCATGCGAACGTTCTGCGTCCTTGGCTGCAGCTTCTCTTACTGCACTAAAGCCCGTCTGGAACCCAGTCGCGTGGTCCTTCATCTCCTGAATCTGGATCTTGGTGGCATCTACCTTATCCGCGATGATGAGATCTTTCTGGATCTTCGCCATCTCAATCTCTTTCTTGTCAGCCAATTCTTGCTGCTTGAGCTGAAGCTCCTGCTGCTGTTGCTGAACGACGGGATCTTGAGCGGCTTGTTGTGCGGCTTGGGCTTGTGCCTGTTGCTGAGCGTTTGCGAGTACCTGCTGAGAGGCTTGCGCCAGAAGCGGAGCAACCTGCGCTTCCAGTTCCGGTGACATTTCTTCGTCTGGCGGGGGGAGGGGCACCCCGAGTTGTACTTCGATCTGTTTGCGATAGGCGAAGCCTACGTGTTCTGCGATATGCGCTTGGAATGCCTGCATGATGGCCTGCGCTTGTGGGTTTTGTCCCATCTGCTGCGCGATCTGAGGATTCTGCAGGAAGGCGTTATGCACGGCGATATGGGCGTCGTGATTCTGGTCGATGAAGGCTTTGGCGCCTTTCATCTTCAACATCTCCATGTTCTCCGTTACCGGGTCCGTGGGCTTAAAGTCCTCTTCCGTTTCAACAATTTTGTCGGCGTCCTTGATGCCCATAACTTCGAGCATCTGACGATGCAGTAACGGGAGATTGTAGATTTGGGGCGCTTGCTGCGCGAGCTGAATCGCGGCTTGGTACTGGATGATCCTCTGCGCCATCGTAGTCGCATTCGGGTCCGAAACCGGAATAATGTCAGTTTTCTCGTAATCTTCCTTCTTCGCCTGTGCTCCCGCATGGTCGTCCGGTATGTAGCTATAAGTAGGCGCAGTATAGTCTCGGATAAGAGCAGCGATCAGCTTAAATTCCTGTGCCATCGAAGCGTGTACACGCGCCTGAACAGCAGACATCACCTTCAAGGTACGTTCAAGAATTGCCAGCGTGGTGCCGACCGGGGCTTCGCCCTGAATCTTTCCAAAGTCTACGTCTGCCACTGCAGCAAGACGGCGCCCTTCTTCAACCACATTCTGCAAAAGCTGATAGAGCGTAGCCGAAGGCTCCTTATAAGGGAGCGGCATGATGTTGTCGCGCATGGTGCCCGACGCTACATCGACATCTCGAAATTCCCCCGGCATGATGGGTGTGTCATCTCCTTTGACACGAAGACCCTTGGTCTTGAAGCCACCCGGAAGGTTTGAGAGAGTGCCCGCATCTACGAGCTGCCGCAAAATCGAAGTCGCGCCCTTGGCGAACCCACCAATTAGGTGAATGAGACCGTACCCGTAAGGGCCAGAGTCGTTGGGAATATAGGTGTACTGGACGATGTGCTGACGCGGCTGCTTGAGTTCGTCGTGTTCTTCGTAGTTTCTGCGGATGGCAAGAATCTCACCGCTGCTCTTTTCAAGCGTAACCACGTAAGGCAGTGCGATGCCTGTCTCTTCATCAGTCTCTGGGTCCGTATCTTCAAACCCCGGCAGGTCTAGCTCAACCTGCATCTCAAGGAGCTGGTACCGATCATCCTTAATCGCGCTGAACCCCGCGTCCTCATCTTTCCGGCGCTGAATATCGTTGATGTCCTTGGTCGGAGCAGAGAGCTCTACGTCCCTGTAGAACCCAGCATATTGTAACTTCCTAACCTCGTTTTTGGTCTTTCGCATCAGGTGGGTGATGCGTTCTGCGTTGTTCGCGTTAGAGGCACCATAAGAGAGGTAAATGTCCTCTGCTGGCACAAACATGCTGACCTGACGGTTGATCGACGGGTCGAAATACACCTTCTTGAAGCTCGCACCTGCCAATGACAGGGACCACAGCATCTTCTCGTGCTCGGGTCTGAACTCCACCATTTTCTCAGTGAGCTGGTAATTCATGTCCTGAACGACGCGCTGCGCCGCCCTTTCGACCTCTCGGTCTGCTTTCCCAATGATCCGCGCCTTGACGGGACCCTGTGCAGGGAAAGTCTCTGAAATCATCTCCGACTGGAACCTAATTGCTGCTTCCGTCAGCATCGGGTGGTACACCCCACAAGCTCCATCCCAAGGCTCAGACCGCTCTTCGATCTTGATACCCAGCAGATCAAGCCCCGTTTTATAGGTTTCCTCCCACTCTTTCCTCGACGCTTTGTCGTTTTCGAAGTCGTCCATCAAATCTGAGCTGAGAGAGGTCAAATCCCCCTCATCCATGAACTCCGCAAGGTTTGCATCGAAACTGGGAGCCTCAAGCTCCGTCATATCGATATCAGCAACCTCTACACCGTCTTCAGGACCGATGGTAATTTCAATCGGCTGGTCATCAGCTTCCGTAAGAAACGGGCTCTGAGCACGTTGGTTCTGCTCAATAAAATCCTGAATCGGGCTATTCTGCGGGGTTCTTTCGATGGGCATGGGGCTACCTATAAAATTTCGAGGAGCTTCTCAAGGTAATGCTGGGCTTTGGCAATATCTTCCTTAAAATCGCCTTTCTCGCCAGCACGCATCACGTATTTGAGCGCATTGTACCTATAAAACCCAATCGCCTGCTGTTTGGGTCCGTAATCAACAACATCCCACGGTTGGATGTCCATTTTCTTGTAGTGATTGCCCGCCACCTGCCTAGTGTTCGCTATGCCTGCAATCATCTGCTTCACGTTCTCTACCCCCATATCCTCATTAAACTTCTGCTGCTCTATGGGATCAGCATAGTAACGGGTGTAATCCTTGTCCGTCATATCCTCGGTCTCGCACAGTTTCTCTTGTTTCATATCTCCTCCTAGTAATACGCTGCTTTACGCCCGCGGTAGGCGTAATAGTCATCATCTCTCTCGTCATGGCGCGTACGCACCATACCTCCCTTCCTTATCCTGTTCAGCGCCTGCGAGACGGTATCTACATAGTCGTCGTTTCTACCGTTTGGAAAACTCGCTACCTCCTCAATGACCTCCTCCGCCCACCTGCGGTCTGGCGCCCAGACCCGCCCTGAAGCAAAGATGTCCGATATGGCATTAAGTCGTGCAATCTTGTCATTGCCCCTCGATGGTGTGAACTCTTGCACGGGGATACCCATACGACGTAGCTCGTAGATCAATGGCGCTCCGGTCGCTTTCTTTTCGATGATCACACTGTCCGGCTCAGCGTCCTTATACAGCTCCAACGCCTTCGCCTTTAACTCAGGAAACTCCAACTTGCCCCGCCACGCATCAAGAAGAATCACGTGGTCCTCACTATCCTCTTCGTTGGTCCATACTCCCCACAGGGTCATGGCACTGTAGTCAGCCGTTTGCTTCGCTTCAAACGCACAGTCGAAACTCATCAGCGTGTACTCACAGTCAGGCGGGTCATCCTTGGTCCATGTATTCCATGAGTCGCGTTTGATAATGGCCGTCTCATCGGACGTTGGGTTCTGCTGGTACTGCGCCTGCCATTTGCCTGCTGGAATTTCAGCTCTGATGGCTTCAAGGGCTTCTTGTGACCAAAACTCAGGCCAAAGCGGAGCACCTGAAGGGAGAATGGCGGGAAACTCAAACACCTCCCATTTGTCAGCACCCTGTCTTTGTATTGCGTTTTCTAGGATCTGACCTGTCAGGTCGCGCATTGACCAGCGTGTCTGGACAATAATAATGGCACCGCCCGGCTGTAAACGCTGTCTGGGTCCCGTTGTGTACCACTCGTACACTTTGTCATACACGCCGGGGTTGAAGGCGGCTTGAAGAGCTTCCTGTTCTGTATGAGGGTCATCGATAATGACAATATCAGCGCCGCGACCAGCCAAAGCAGCGCCAACACCAGTAGCGTAGTAATCACCACCAAAGT